GGCCAAGGGCAAAGGCGGGATCATCATTAAGATCGCTGGGTTGATGGACGAATGACAGCCGCATGGACTCGTAAAGCTGGCAAGAACCCGAAGGGTGGGTTGAACGAGGCCGGACGCAAGTCTTACGAGCGAGAAAACCCCGGCAGCGACCTAAAGCCTCCCGTTAAGTCAGGCGACAACCCGCGGAGAGCATCGTTCCTGGCAAGGATGGGTAATATGCCGGGGCCGGAGCGCAAGGACGGTAAGCCGACTCGTCTGCTGTTGTCTCTGCAAGCCTGGGGTGCATCCAGCAAGGCCGATGCGAAAGCAAAGGCAAAAGCGATCAGTGCTAGAAACAAGCGGTGACGTATGGACATGAGCCAACTTCTTCGTGCGCTTGGACTTCAGCAGGCGTATCAGTCCTATCAACAGAACATTGGCCAGCCGTTCGCTAATGTTGCTGGCCCCTTCGGTCGAGGATTGTTGGGGCTGGACAGGCCGGAGTACGGTCAGGAACAGGCTTACAGGACTGGTCAGGCTGTTGGCAATATGCCTGCTGTCAGTGCTCCTGTAGGTGCGTTCAAGGCCGCTATGCAGGCTCCTGGACTGCTTGCTGATGCTACGCAGATGGCGAAGCAGATCGGGCCGGAGCTAGCTGGGTTGCTGGGTCTTACGGCATTTCACGGTAGCCCACACAGGTTCAGCAAGTTTGACGCTTCCAAGATTGGCACAGGAGAGGGAGCGCAGGTTTATGGGCATGGGTTGTATTTTGCTGAAAACCCAAGTGTTGCAAAACAGTACCAAGAAAAATTAACTGTTGGCGAGAATTATGTTGATGGAGAGGTTTTAGACTCTTACAACCCAAAACATATGTTAGCTAAAGTTTTAAGTGATGAATCTGGAAATGTTGAAAACGCTTCTGAAGTATTAACGTCTTTAGCGATGCCTGGTGGCGCTCGTGATGTAAGGCAAGCTGCAAAAGAGGCGTTAAGTCTTTTGCAGAAAGGCGAAAGGCCAACGATTGAGTATGTCAAGCCGAGTGGGTCTTTTTACAAATTAGACATTCCGGATGAAATGGTCGGCAAGATGCTAGATTGGGATAAGCCGTTAAGTGAACAGCCGATGAACGTGCAAAATATTGCAAAAGAGTTGCTGCCTAGATTTAAGTCAATCAATCCTGATATTGAACTGGACAAGATGTCCGGGGCAAGTGTTTATAGGTTATATCAAGCATTGAGGGGCAATCAGCCTGATTTCGCTTCAGAAGGATTGAGAGAGCTTGGTATTCCTGGCATCCGCTACCTAGACCAAGGTTCTCGCGGTGCTGGCGCAGGTACTCGCAACTTTGTTGTATTCCCTGGCGAAGAAGAAGCACTAAAGATGCTGAGTGTTGAGTGATTATCGACCAGCACCCATTCTGGCATTGCATTGTCGATGACTTTTTTGCTGACCCGATCAACTTAGCGAGAGAGTTTCCAGCCAAGGACGATGACTGTTGGTTCCGCTACGACAATCCGCTCGAGGTCAAGCAGACCTGCAACGACTGGCATCACTTTAAGCCTGAGACATACAAGGCATTCCAATACCTGCTCAGCCCGCACTTCAACGCAATACTGGAGAAGTTGACCAAGGCAGACCTTATGCCAGACATAGGATTACACGGTGGAGGGATGCACCAACACGGCAGGGGAGGAAAGCTGAACGTCCACCTGGACTACAACCTGCACCCGAAACTCCACCTACAGCGACGGTTAAACCTGATTGTGTACCTGACGCCAGGATGGAAGCCAGAATGGGGAGGCCACCTCGGACTGTACAAAGACCCCGACACACTGGTAAAAGCAGTTGAACCAAAGTTCAATCGGGCTATAATTTTCGATACTCGTGGCAGTTGGCATGGACTACCAGCCCCGCTAACCTGTCCAGCAGATGTCACCCGCAACAGTTTCGCAGTCTATTACCTGTGCGAGCCAGACACTACAGACAGCAGAAGCCGAGCATTGTTCGCTCCAACTGCCGAGCAAAAAGGCAACGCTGATGTTGACCAACTAATCCGTCAGCGATCAACGTAAAGTCAACCGATGACCCAGACAGGAGTCGGTAAAGTGGAAGAAAAAGTAGGAAGTAGAAGGAAAAAGCCTAACGACGGTCGGGGAAGGCCACCGGGGATCCCTAATAAGACCACAAAGGACGTTAGAGAGGCTATTAGGCGGGTAGCAGAGGACAATGCAGAGAACTTCGCTTTGTGGCTCCAAACCGTTGCTATCGGCGATGGTGACAAGGTTAAGCCTGACCCAGCCAAAGCCGCTGACCTGTACTTAAGAGCTATCGAGTATCACATTCCGAAGCTGGCAAGGACAGAGGTAGCAGGCGACCAGAATCAGCCAATGCAGATGGTGGTGACTTGGGCAGCCGAGAAATAATCATTCCCTACAGCCCGAGACCACTGCAACTAGAGTTGCACTCGGCAATGGATGACTATCGATTCTTGGTGGCTGTCTGCCATCGTAGGTTTGGCAAGTCTGTTGCCGCTATCAATCAGCTAATTAAAAGCGCGGTGATGTGCAACAATGAAAGGCCGCGATTCGCTTACATTGCGCCAACGTATGCACAAGCCAAACGAGTTGCCTGGGACTACCTGCTCCACTACACCCGTCCGCTGGGAGCCACACCAAACATTTCAGAGCTTCGTGTTGACTTCTGGGACCGCAGGATCGGTCTGTACGGCTCCGACAATCCCGACTCACTACGTGGATCTTACTTTGACGGAGTTGTACTGGACGAGGTGGGGGATCAGAATCCAAAGATATGGAACGAAGTGATCCGACCTGCTTTAGCCGACCGTCAAGGCTGGGCAATGTTTATCGGCACACCTAAAGGCCAGAATCACTTCTACGATCTGCGGAACAGGGCACAGGGTGAGCCTGGGTGGAAGTTGCTCGAGTTCCGCGCTAGTCAGACCGGGATCATTGCTCAGTCAGAATTAGACGATGCGCTGCGGGAAATGGGGCGCGATAAGTACGACCAAGAGTTCGAGTGTTCATTCCATGCTGCTGTCGAGGGGGCTTACTATGGGCAAATTCTTAACCAGATGGAGGGAGAAGGTCGCTTCTGCTCTATTGTCCGTGACGACCTCTGCAAGACGTTTGCTGCATGGGATCTCGGCATTGGAGATTCGACTTCGATCTGGATCGCACAAGTCCACGGACAAGAAGTCAGACTCCTAGACTACATTGAGAACCACGGAGTCGGGCTGGATTGGTACGTCCGAGAACTGCGGAACAAGGGTTGGCACAAGGCCGAGCACATCGTCCCGCACGACGTACAGGTCAGAGAACTAGGATCGGGAAAGTCTCGGTTGGAGGTCTTGCAGCAGGCTGACCTCAGTTGCACGATTGCGCCACGTTTATCGGTGGATGACGGTATCCAAGCGGTCCGCAGACTTTTGCCCCGCTGCTGGTTCAACATCCCGCAAACGAGCGAAGGGTTGAACTGCCTGCGGAACTACCGCCGGACTTTCGACGAAAAGCAGAAAGTCTTTTATGATAGACCCTTACACGATTGGTCTAGCCACGGATCGGACGCATTCCGTTATCTTGCAGTCGGTCTGAATGAAACATCATCCTGGTCGAAGCCGATCAACGTTAATACAAGGTGGGTGGTCTAATGCTAATGCCACAAGGTTTCATCGTTCAGAAGCGCGAGTTTGAAGATTTGCAGCGCAAAGTTGCTGAACTCGAGAAGAAACTCGCTGAACTGGAGACGAAAGACCCAGAGAAGCGGAAGTATTTTAGGCGCGAGGTGGTAAATGGATAACGGGACTCTCACCGGCATTCTGCAAGCAGAGATCGACGATGCTATCGGGATGCTGGATAGCGAAACCACAGCAGAACGTGCCGAAGCACTGAACTACTACCTGCGAAATCCTTACGGCAACGAGCAAGAGGGACGCAGCCAGATCGTTACCGGCGAGGTGGCAGAGGTTATCGATGGTGCGCTGCCGCAACTCATCCGCGTATTCACTGCAAACGATGAGATTGCCAGATACGAGCCTGTTGGCCCAGGCGATGAGGAAGGCGCAGATCAGGCGACGGACTACGGTAATTGGGTGTTTACCAAGGACAACAACGGTTTTGCCATCCTGCATGACTGGTTCAAGGACGCTTTGCTTGCCAAGACCGGGACGGTAAAAGCGGTCTGGGAAGAAAAGATTGAGGTAGACGAGGAAACCTATCGGGGGCTGTCGGATACGGAGCTTGTCCTACTACTGTCTGACGGTACGATGGAGATCGTCGGCCAGGAGACGGAAGAATCCGTATCGCAGATGCAGATGCCGGACGGTACGGTTGTCGATCAAGTCACCCGTTCGCACAATGTTGTCGTCCGCAAGAAAACCACGTCAGGCCGGATTCAGATTGACTGCATTCCTCCCGAAGAACTGATCGTCAGCAAGAAAGCGCGGTTCGGTGAGACGAAATCACCCTTCATGGCGCACCGCAGGCTGATGCCGCGGTCGGAACTTGTTCAGATGGGGTTCGACAAGGACGAGGTATACAGCCTTCCCGTCTACAACAGTCTCGACTTTACCGAGGAGCGGATCGCTCGATACTCTCCTGGTGAAGAACCGTACGAGCAGGACAGTCTCGACGAGTCAATGCAAGAAGTCGAGGTCTACGAGTCTTATCTTTACGTGGATTACGACGAGGACGGGATTGCAGAACTCCGTCAGATTTTCTACTCTAACAGCACGATCCTGACCTACGCTGACGGGCGGGAAGCCAACATTCCTACCGATTACGTGCCATTTCACGTGATCTGCCCGATCCCGATTCCGCACAAGTTCTTCGGTCAGTCGCTGGCAGACCGGACGATGGACATCCAGCTTATCAAGTCCACCGTCACCAGACAGATGCTGGATAACCTCTACCTCATCAACAACGCTCGGATGCAGGTTGTTGACGGTCAGGTGAACCTAGACGACTTGCTGAACGTCACTCCTGGTGGTGTTGTCAGGACGAAATCGACTGGTGCAGTGGCTCCGATTCAGGTGCCGGACATCACTGGTTCCGCTTATCCGATGCTGGGTTATTTCGACTCGGTGCAAGCCAAGCGGTCGGGTGTGTCGGAGACTTCGCAAGGTCTCGATCCCAACATCCTGCAAAACGTCACGGCTGCGGCTGTAGCAGCGACGATGCAAGCGGGTGCTGGCAAGATGGAGCTAATCGCTCGGCTGTTCGCTGAGACGGGCGTTAAGAGCCTTTTCCGCGGCATTCTGCATCTGCTCTGCAAGTATCAGGACAAGCCCCGTTTGATTCGGATGCGTGGCAAGTTCGTTGAGATGGACCCGCGAGAGTGGTCGAATTTGTACGATGTTTCGATCAGTGTCGGACTCGGAACCGGATCGAAGAATGAGCAGATGGCAATGCTTCAGATGATCCTGTCGAAGCAAGAGCAGATTCTCCAGCAGTTCGGCCCTGCCAATCCGCTTGTCTCTGTCGGGCAGTATCGGGCGACGTTGGGACGGTTTATCGAAGCGGCGGGACTGAAGGATTCAACCGAGTTCTTCAAAGAGATTCCCCCCGAGCTAGACCAGCAACTGAGCAATCCACCTCCGCAGCAGCAATCTAATCCTGCTCTGGACGCGATGATGGCTCAGGCGCAAGCCCAGATCCAGATTGAGCAACAGAAGGCACTGGCAGCGATTGAGACTCAGCGGATGAAGGCGCAGGCCGACATTCAACTGGCTCGTGAGAAAGCCGCAGCAGAGCTACAACTGAAGCAGCAGGAGTTTGCGGTTGAGGCTCAACTGAAAGCGGCGAAGGTCGGTGCTGGGATTACGCAAAACGTCGAGATTCCGGGATGAGTCCAGAGCAGGCGGCGAATTTACTGCGAGACGATTATTTCCGGGGTGAACTGGAAAAGCTGAAACAGGAGCAGATTGACCTGATTCTTAACTCGTCTGAGCAAGATATTGACGCACGAGAAAATGCGTATAAAATGATTAAATGCTTAACCACGGTTGTCAATCACTTTCAGTCGATTGTTGACACTGCCGAGATTAAGCGTAAACGTTGGAAGATCCTTTAAGGGGTGATATGGACACCAATCCGCAAGGAAGTGGCCCGCTGGATGTAAACAGTGCAGCCAATGCGTTTCTAGGCTTGATGGGGCCGGAGGAAGGCGAACAGCCCACTCCCGAGGCACAGCAGCAGGAAACGGAGGTTGTAGTTGAGCAGCAGGAAGTCGAGGAAACACCGCGCTACCGGGTGAAAGCCGCAGGTGAGGAACGCGAAGTTTCGTTGGATGACCTAATTAAGAGTTATCAACTTGGCACTGACTACACTCAGAAAACCCAAGCTTTAGCAGAACAGCGGAAGGTTATCGAAGCTGAGAAAGCCGCTGTCGAGCAAGCCAAACAACTCCGAGACCAGTACGCTCAACGATTGGAACTGATTGAAAAGGTTCTATCGGAGCAGAACAAGTCGGAAGATTTAGAGTCACTGAAAGAGTCCGATCCGATTGGCTACGCGATGAAAGTCGCAGAGTCTGTCCATCGAGACAAGCAACTAGCCGCAGTTCAGGCTGAAAAGCAACGCATTGCCGAGAAGCAACAAGCGGAGCGTCAGACGCAACTCCAGCAGTACCTTGCCGAGCAACAGGCCCGACTACAGCAAGCCATTCCAGAGTATGCCGATCCGCAGAAGGGTGAAGAAGTCCGACGGGATATTCGCTCGTATGCACAGAACGTCGGTTTTACGGAAGGCGAACTCAATCAGGTTTATGACTCACGCGCTGTACAGGTTTTGTGGGAAGCCGCTCAGTACCGCAAGCTGATGTCTAACAAGCCGGAGGTAGCCAAGAGGGTTGCCGAGGCTCCCAAGACGCTAAAGCCCGGAACTGGCAAGGTTTCAAACCCTGAATCTGATGCAGCGAAGCAGGAACGAAACCGGCTGCGTAAGTCTGGCAAAGCCAGGGATGCAGCTTCATTGTTTGAACGATTCAATTACTGAGGTCCATCATGCCTACCTTTACCGCACACACGGCTATTGGCCAGCGCGAAGATTTGACGGATTAAAACTAGTCAATTA